GGCTATATTAAATCAACCAACAAATTTAAATTTATTACAAACAGTAGCTTTTGAAACTAGTTTTCTTAGGATTCCAAATGTAAGCTATTTTTGTCAATCAGTTAACATTCCCGGAATGGTTTTGGGTACAGCTCTTCAAGCTACTCCATTTTCTGATATTCCGATCGAAGGAGAGAAACTTACTTTCGATCAATTAAATGTTAGTTTTCTAGTAGACGAAGATTTACAAAATTATCAGGAAATATATAGTTGGTTATTGTCTATGGGATTCCCTGATAATTTCACCCAATTTACATCTTTAAAAAATCCTCCAGTATCGAGTGCAACCAATAGTATGAAATCAGATATGTCTATTATGATTCATACAAATAAATCAAATTCTAATTACAAAATATCCTTTAAAGATGTTTTTCCAATTGCACTAGGCCCAATCAATTTCTCCGCAGCTGCATCAACACTTGATCCTATAGTGGTAGAAGCATCATTCCTTTTTACTAGTACATTTACCATTGACAAAATATAGCTTGTAATACTCTTTCAATATGATATAATAAGTATATGAAAATTGAAGATGTTAAGAGTATGATGAGTAAAGATTCTAAGATTGATAATTCTTCATTAGACCATGAAGCATTGCGTACACCAGAATTGTGTTCAAAATATAACCAGTTATTATATGAAGAAAGACAAACATTAGATTTTATGCAAGTCGAGTATGATATTATAAGAATGAAACGCTGGAGATACTATCAAGGAAAAGCAGATCCTGAAGAATATGAAAAAGAACCATTTAACCATAAAGTATTGCGTGGTGATGTTGATATATATTTAAAATCAGATTTAAGAATTATTGAAGCAGATCAAAAAATTGCTGGACAAAAACACAAAATTAAAATGATAGAAGAATTTTTAAAAGATTCATTATGTCAAAGATCATGGTTAATAGGTCATGCAATAAAATGGAAAATGTTAAGTGAGGGACTTTTGTGATTGTTGTTGGGAAACAAAACGAAACATATTTACAGATTTCTTGTGAAAGACATATAGCTTATGAATTGAATGAGTATTTTTCATTTAAAGTTCCTAATGCAAAATTTCATCCAAAATTCCGTGCAAAAATGTGGGATGGTAAAATACGATTATTCAATATTCGTACAGGACAATTATATTTTGGTTTATATCCTTATTTAAAGACATGGGCATCTAAACACGATTATTCAATCAAGACAGATGTTTTAGAAGTAACGCCGTTATCTGGATTAGAAATTAAAGACATTAAAGAATTTTTTGATTCGTTAAATCTTCATTGTAAGAATCAACCAATAGTACCAAGAGATTATCAAGTAGAATCTTTTTTGCATTGTGTAAAATCAGAGAGGACTTTATTACTCTCACCTACATCATCAGGTAAGAGCTTGGTTATATATTCTTTAATAAGATGGCATCAAAGAATATTGGATGATGATAAGATATTGATATTAGTTCCAACAACCAATTTGGTGCAACAGATGTATAATGATTTTAAAGATTATTCATCTCATCAGCCAGGATGGAATGTTAAGGAACAATGTCATATTATATATTCGGGTAGAGAGAAAATCACAGATAAAAAGATTGTCATTTCTACATGGCAATCATTATATCGTTTAGGTAAGTCATTCTTTGACCAGTTTGGTATGGTGATAGGAGATGAGGCACATTTATGTAGTGCAGATTCATTGAGAGGTATACTTGAAAAAATGACTAGTTGTAGATATCGTTTTGGTACAACTGGCACATTGACAGACTCTAAGACAAACAAATTGGTACTAGAAGGTCTGTTTGGTACTGTATATAAGGCAATTACAACGAAGGAATTGATGAAGGGTAAACATATATCTGATTTAAAAATACAATGTTTGTTATTAAATTATCCAGAAGAAACGAGAAAGAATTTAAAGAAAGCTACATATCAAGAAGAAATAGATTTTGTTGTTGGATGTGATGAGAGAAATAAGTTTATTTCTAAATTAGCTCTTGCACAGAAAGGGAATACACTTATACTTTTTAATTATGTAGAGAAGCACGGTAAAGTTTTATACGAAATGTTGCGACATAGTACGAGCAAGAATCGGCAAGTATTTTTTATTGCAGGCGAAACAGCTGTTGAAGATCGTGAAGAAATTCGTAGTATAACTGAAACAGAAAAACGGGCAATAATTGTTGCAAGTTCCGGTATACTATCAACTGGTGTGAATATTAAAAATCTTCAATCATTAATATTTGCCCACCCGTATAAAGCTAAAGTACGAAATTTACAGTCTATAGGTCGTATATTACGATTGGATGATAAAGACAATCAAGCTGTCTTATATGATATAGTTGATGATTTAAAGTGGAAGAAAAGGGATAATTATGGCTTGAAACATTGGAGAGAAAGAGTTAAAATGTATAATGATGAAAAATTTGATTATGATTTTGAAATGATACCACTTAATAAGTAGAGGACAAGATGGGAAAGACATATCGAAAAGATGTATCAGAAAGAAGCAAGAAAAAAAAGAAGCAAAAACATATTTGGAAAAAGTTTCAAATTAGAAATGAATTAAAAGAGGTGGTACAGGATTATGAAAACAATGAGGAAGTGTCCGAATTGTCAGATGAAAACATTAAAGCAGATAGCTGAAGGACTTGGTGGTAGAACTTGGTATGTAGATTATAAATGTGATAAGTGTGACCATTTTGAAAATCAACCATGTTCAACATGTAAACCCGACCCTCTATGGGCAACAGAATATTCTGTTAGTAGTATGAAATCAACACCAATAGGAATTAATGCAAAGAACTGGCCAGATAATGATTAATGAATTGACAGGTAAATTACAGATTAAAATTTATAGAGAAACTGATAATCCATTACCAACATTTAAGAATCGTGGTGATGCTGGTATGGATATTCGTTCCAATGAAGATGTTAATATTCGTGCATTTAGTTGGGTAACAATCGGTACTGGTCTTTTCATTATTATACCATACGGGTATGAGGGACAAGTTAGGTCACGTTCTGGTTTAGCTGCAAAACATGGATTGCAAGTATTGAATACACCTGGCACTATTGATTCTGGTTATCGTGATGAATTAAAAATAATAATGATTAATCATAATCATTTTTTACATAAAGTAAAGAAGGGTGATAGAATAGCACAATTGGTTATTAAAGAAACACTTGAAACTGAAATGATTGAGATTATTAAAGATGAACATGAAGCAGAAACTGAAATTAAAAATCGAGGCGGTGGTCTTGGTTCGACTGGGGTTAAGTGATGTCTAATAAATTAAAACATTATGTAGATAATGAAAAGTTTTTTAAGGAAATGAAGAAGTGGAAACAAGCTGTTTTGGATGCTAGAGAAGTTGAAGATCCTGACCCACCATCAACTGAATTTATGGGTGAGTGTTTTTTAAAGATATCTGAAAATTTAGCATGGAGGCCTAATTTTATAAATTATACATTTAGAGATGATATGGTTTCTGATGGTATAGAGAATTGTATATTGTATGCACATAATTTTGATCCAGAGAAATCTCATAATCCATTTTCTTATTTTACACAAATGATACATCATGCATTTGTTAGAAGGATTCAAAAAGAAAAGAAACAGATGCATATTAAATATCTTCATGTTGAGAGGTCTGGTATAATAGAACAAATTGATATAAAAATAGAAGATAATCAAAGGACTACACGAAGATATGTTGAATATTTAAGAGCTCATGAGAAGTATAGTGAATCACCAAACGAAAAACTTAAAAAACAAAGAAAATTAAAAAAACTTGAACGGTTTATGAAATGAATTTGCTTTATCCGTTAGCAAAAAGATTTATTGCTGGACATGATTTTGACTCTGCTATACCTGTAATCAGTCAATTAATGCTTGATGGTTATGATATAACGATTGACTATCTTGGTGAATTGAGTAAGACTGATGAGGATTGTCAAAAAGCGTGGAAACAGTATGTTGACATTATAGAATATTATGGTTTACTTCATATACCAATTGATATATCAATCAAACCAACTCAATTAGGTTTGTTGTTAGACAAAGTGGAATGTGAATGTCGTTTGATTGATTTGGTTACTAGGGCATATGTATATGGTATAACAATTCGTTTGGATATGGAAGATTCTAATGTTACTCAAGACACGATTGATTTATGTTTGAGGATTCATAAAGAACATTCTAATATTGGTATAGCCCTTCAAGCAAATCTTTATAGGACAAATCAAGATTTAACTTACATGATGGAGAAAGCTGTATCAGTTCGATTGGTGAAGGGTGCATATAAAGAAGATATTAATATAGCATACCAGAGAAAGGATTTATTACATGATACTTATATCAAACAGGCCTTACGTTTGATATCGGATAGGTGTCGTTCATATTATCATTATAAGTTAGCTACGTGGCCAATACCAGCTTTAGGAACACACGATGAGCAGTTATTAGATGATATACTTGGTTATTTAAATAGGTGTAATATTAAAAAGAATAATTTTATTATAGAGATGTTATACGGGATACGGCGTGATCTAAGTTCTTCCTTGTTAAACCAAGGTTATCGTGTTAGACTATATGTTCCATTTGGTGCAGATTGG